AAATGATCCGTTTACTGTTTTCCCCTTTCTGTTTTTTATTTCTTCATAAGCTGAAGATAAACATTCTTCTAAAGAAGTATCATGAATTTCAGCAATTCTTCTTAATGTTTGAATTGACACTTCCAAAACACTTCTATCTAAAGCTGTAATATTACCATCATCAATTTTCAAAAGTCGAAAAATCAATTCATTATAAATTAATAAAATTTTATCTAAATCTAACAAAATTAAAACTTCATTATAAAAATCTGAATGTTTATTTGTATGATCAGAATAATCAATACCTAACTGTTTACATAGTATAATTTTAACAACCTGAAGATCCCCAATTGCATCAATTATTTTTACCCTGTTATTCTTCAGGATTGCACCAAACAATTCTCCTTTTTCTTCTATAAGTTTGAAATATTGTTTTGTTGCATTTTCTCTTTTGATCAGATCCTTATCTGATGCCCATTTAATGATTAAATCATTTAAATCTAATCCATACATTTCTTTTATTATTTTCATCCTTTAATATGGTTTTTTACTTTATCAATTAATATTGAAACATCAGAATACATTTTTTTGTTTTTTTCTGATTTGAATGAATACTTTGTTTTTAATGATTCTAAATCTGAAATAAGATCTTTGACTTTTTCAGCATCCCCTTTATTTAATTCTGATTGAATTTTTTCTTCAGCTTCCTTTTTAGCTTTTTCTTCAGCTTCCTGTTTTGCCTTCAATTCAGCTTCAACTTTTTCACGTTTTTCTTTTTCTATATTTTGAAGCCTTTCTGATTCTTCCCTTTCAGCTTTCAGTTTTAATTCAAAAGCTTCTCTTTCTTTGCGCTCCTTCTCTTCCCTTTTCGCTTTTTCTTCCTGTTCCTTTGCCCTTCTTTCGGATTCAATTTTTAAACGCTTCTGATCTTCTATTTTTTGAATCCTTTCACGTTCATTTTTTTCAGCTTCTTCTTTTGCTTTTCTTTCAGCTTCAATTTTTTCCTGTTTTGCTTTCTCAATTGCAATCTGTTTTTCACGTTCTTCAGCTTCAGCTTTCAATCTTTTGTTTTCAGCTTCAATTCTTTGTTTTTCCTGAATTTCTTTTTGCCTTTTTTCTTCAGCAATCCTTTCAGCTTCTTTTTCAGCTTCAATTTTTTGATTGTATTTATTTATCTTAACCTGAAGGAAGGCTTCCCATACATCAACATCCATATCTGAAAGAATTATTTCTTCAGCATTTTCAACGTATTTTGATAATTCTTCAACCCTTTCTTTTTGAAGTTTATCCAATCTTTCTTTTTCCTTTATTTCAAAATAATCTTCAATTTTCTTCAGATTATCTTCTTTTTCTTTTACCGCCCAAATAAGTATATTATGAACACCCATAATTGCCTTATCTTCAAGTTTAATATATTCCTTTTGCTTATCCTTAATTTTTCCGGTTTGGATTCTTATTTTAGCAATATCTAATCTAATTCTTTTTGCTTTATCAGATATTTCTTTTGTCATTCCTTTTTGGCTTTGAGTTATCAAATTTTGATAATCTGATTCAAAAGAATCTAACATTTCAATCATTGGATTAAAAGTTTCTTTGATCTGTTCAGCTTTGCTTTTTTCTAAAAGATTTAATTCAGGATTTTCAATTTTAATTAATGCTGTTTTCATTTTGCTGTTTTTTTTTATTGATTATTTATTTCTTCCCTTGTATAGTTCCCACTAAATTCAAACTCTTTAAAATCAATTAATGATATTACTTTTTGATCATCCAAAACTTTCATCATTCCTTGATTTACATTTGTTTTAACTGTACTAACAAAAATCTGATTTCCTTGTATTTTGTTTACAAAATAAACTTTTCCAATATTTCGATCAAAATAAATCCCTTTTATTTCTTTTTGATCTTTTGCTTTTAATCCACTCATTTTTTTAGCTGTTTTAATGTTTTGCAAATATAGGTATTTAAATTAATATAAAATAAATACCTATATTTTAATTTGATCTAAAAAGGAAGATCATCTTCATCAATTCCTTCAACATCACTTTCTGTTAAAGCTTCAGCTGAAGAAGTTAATTCAATTCTTTTTGCATTTGCGAAATAAACCCTTTCTGATTTTGACTCTTTTGGTGGATTCAATTTTAATGATGAATGATTTCCATATTGATCAGGATCTTCATTTATCCATTGAGAAAAATTGAAATAAATCTTCCCATTACTTCCTTTTGTAAAGGCTTCATTTTTCTTCTTTGCTTGATTAATTAGATCTGATAAACAGATTGATCCACTTAGTAAAATTTTCATGTTTTTTTTGGTTTTAACTTGTTAATATTTTGCTTTGCTTTTGCTGTTTCCGTAAGAATCACAACTTCCTGATTTTTTTGAAGAAGCGCATCCAAACAGAAACAGCAATGAAATAATTAATAATTTAGTTTTCACTTAATACTGATTTATAATATTTTTCAAATTTAACAATGAATTTATCAATATCATTTATTGCGCTTTTAATTTCATCTTCTAATTCTTCTCTAATTACTTTTTTAATCCAAATCGGTTTGGCTGTAAATCTATCATCATACGAAATAAAATCAAGCCATTCCAATTCCTCATTTAAAATAAAGTACATTAAAACCTGATCTTTATATTCTGAAGGGATTTTGTCCATTCTAATATTTTGAACGTGTTTTTTTGTTGAAGGGCATTTTATTTCAATAGCCCCTTTTCTGTCTTTTGTGAATCCATCAGGGCTTAATCCTATGTAATCATTATCGATTGAAATGCAAAAACCAACTTCTTCAATATCTGCTCCTGTTTTCTCAATATATAAAGCCCTTGCTTCAGGTTCTTTTTCATTACCCCTTTTCATTGCATCATTTATAAAAATAAATTCAGCTTCCCCAACAACTAATTCTGAAATCATTTCATCAATTATTGGAAGGTTATTTGAAGATCTAATTCCTTTTAATCGAGTACCTGTAATTTTCCCCAATCTTAAATTTTTCCATTCTTTTGTTCCCTGTTCAACTTTTACTTCTAACATAAATATTTTATTTATTTATTTATTTTTTGATTCTAATGAATTTTTTAAAACTGAAATTTGTTGATCTGTTAAATCATATCTTTTCTGATTCTGTTCAATTGCTTTTTCTTCTTTATTTTGATTAATTAAAACCTGAATTTGATCATCAGTTAACTTTATTAATGATGAAGATGTTGGTTTTTGCTTATTCAACACTTTTTTAGGTGCTTCAGTACCATCATTTGTAAGATCCGAATCCTTACTATCATCAATTAAAAATAATCCACTTAAAGCAATTTTTCTTGAATAACTTGATGAAGCCCCTGTTATCTGCGAACCATCCATTCCTTTTTTATGTTCTTCTTCCCTTGCATAAGATGAAACTTCAACTTTTTCGCCTGAAGGATTATAAATAAAAACAGCTTTTGCACCTACATAAAACCTGCTTTCAATATTCACAACTGTATCTGTTAAAAATAAAGTACAACTATGTTTTATCAATAATGGCTTTAAAGCTTCCTGAATATCTTCACAACTCCTGTATTTATATTTTCCAAAAGAGTTATATTGACTTTTTGGCGCTTTTAATTCATTTTGAATTTCAGTTAATACTGAATAAACATTTTTTACTTCTTCCATTCCAATCTTTTTTTGCTGTTTAAACTTCTGTTTTAATTAAATCACTAATCTGAATTTTACCTGAATCCAAAAGATCAGAAAACATTTCTAAGGCTAAATTTACCTGATCTGTTTTTTTTGTAATTCCTTTGAATACTGAGACCTTTCTAAATTCAGTAAGAAAATCATTTGATTTTTTTGAACAGTCAAATTGAATTTTTATTTGCTGTTCTTTTTTTGTTGTTTTAGACATTGTTTTTTTTATTTAAAATTTACTACATTTTTTATTAATATTTCAAAAGCTAAATCTTTATTTTCACTGTTTGTTTCTGTTGCAAATATAAGTATTTTATTTAATATAAAACAAATATAATTAAATATTTTTTCAATTAATTTCTAATCCTTTGACTTGAAGCCTGTTGTATAAATGCCTATTATAGTATTCATCATGTTCCTTGCTTCAATTGGATCATTAAATTTAAAAGTTTCAAAATCCCTGTTTAACTTTCTAACTATTGGAATTTTATCATGAATTTCTTTATTTGTTAACTTAATAGTTTTGTATTCTAAAGCAATTTCATACCTTACAAAATCAGCATATTCTTTTGAATACCTTTTTTGAAGCCCTTCATAATATTCCAATCTTTTTCCCCCTCCTAATCCGTTTCTGTTGCAATCTGATTTTTGACTGTGAATATTATGTAAGTTAAATCTTATTGAAGGATTTGATCCTACTGAATTAAAATGTCCACCATCCTGCTGTTTTCCATAAGGTTTTGAACAGTCAATGCAAAGATTAAATTTAAAATATAAATCTGTTTTCCTTGCTAAAGAGTTTATTTCATCCTGAAGCTGTTTTTTAAAAACATTTCCTTTACTGTTAATTTTCATTGAATTAAATCTTTCTTTCTGATCTTTTTTTTTTTGATCTTTTATTTTTTTAAGATTTTTTAAAGCTTGATTTTTTAAAGTTTCAATTCTATATTCATCAATACATTCTTTTTCAAAACAGGTTTTTCTGTTAAAATGTTTTGAAGCATCAAATTTTTCATTACATATTTTACAGCGCATATTAATTTTATTTTTTTTATTCAACTTCAGTTTGAAATTCATTATTTGGAAAATTTAAAGATATACCGATCAAATCTCCAAAAGCAAAGCAATTAATTGATAATTCCATTAGATCATTATAATCCATTTCTTTACAACTAAAAGAAGGATCAAACCCTGATTTTATTTTAATAATCTGATCCACTTCTTCAGCTGAAAGTTTATAATCAATTATTCCTTCCTGATTCAAATGATCCAAACGTTCTTTTATTTCAACTAAAAAAACACCTTTATAAAGCTTTATAAATCTGTTGTAATTCATTCAAAAAACATTTCAATATTTAATTCTTCTCCTGTTACATATTCATAAACATCCTGTAATTGATGAATATATTTCACTTCTTTACCCAATAAAAAACCCTCTTCATTCATTGGTATTGATCTAATTTGATTAGAATTAACATAAATAAAACCACCTTTTATAAATCCAAAAATTCCATCATTACATTCAATTTCTCCAAACCCTAATTTAAATAAGATATCATCCGTTATTTCTATACCAAAAACAGAACATGCAATTTGATTTGGAAAAAATGTCAATCTTTCTAATGCTTTAAAATCAACTTTAATAAATCCACTATCAAAAATTGTTGTGGTTTTTTTTGCTTCAATTAAACTTCCAATTCTTAAATCTTTTATTTTCATTTTATTCTTCAATATAATTAAACCCTTTTTTTATACATTCTTCAATTATCATTCTTGAAAAAATTCTTTCTGATGAAGGAATAACTTCAAATTGATTTGCATTTTCAGATCTTTTTTTAAATTCTGTTTTTGCTTTTATCCAAATTACATTTTTCTGATCCTGATTAAACATATCTTTAAAATTAACCGCTATTGAATTACATTCAAATTCATCCATTTCAAAAACACCTGTTTTTAATGTTTTCAAATATTTTAATTTCGCTAATTTTTTAAATTCTTTTTCCTTCATGATATGATCAATCTTTTCTTTTTCAAGTTTGTTGATTTTATCAATTTCAGCTTTTAAAATTTTCTTTTTTTCAAAATATTTATAAATAGGATTAATTAATTCTTCAACAGTTAACGCTGTATATTGTTTTTTTTCGATTTTAGAATACTTAAAAGAGTTTTCAATATCTAACAAGGTTAAACCCTTAAAAGTTTCTGTAATCAAAGAAATTGAATGTTTAAATAATAAAACAGGAATGTTTTCAATTTTAACACCAAAATATATTTCTGAATAATCCATTAACATCTTTACAGCATCCCCTTGAAAATTTACAACTTCCGGAGAATCTAAAAACATAACATTTGAAATTTTTGAAACTTCAGAATTTCCTGATGCAATTAAATTACTCTTTATCTGTTCCGAATACTGATTTAAGATATTCAGATCTTTTTTGATCCCTTGTAATTGTGTTGTTTGTTGCTGTTCCATTATTGAAGCTGTTATTTGTTTTTAATTCATAAATTCCTTTCCATCCATTGACAATTGCCTGATCAATCATTTCACAAGCTGTATTTAGATCTTTTTTAGAATCATTATAAAGCTTAACCATTACTTTTCCTTCAGAAATTGTTGATTTGTAAGATTGTTTTAATTCCAATTTTTTATATTCCTTCCATTCAATCCACTTCTGTTTGAATTTATCATTATCAAATTCTTCAGGAAGATTCAACTGAAGTTCAACCTTCTTTTTAGAAACTGAAGCTTTTGTTTCTTTTTTTAAAAGAATATTATTTTCTCTTATCTCTTCTTTTATTATCTTATCTTCTCTTATGCCTTTTGAATCGGTTTCATTTTGGTTTATTTTCGGTTTTGAATCGGTTTCATTTTGGTTTATTTTCGGTTTCTTTGGTCTGCCACCCTTTGATCCGTTTTCACTATTTATACGGCTTTTCTTTGTTGCGTTAAAGTATTGATCATCTAAAAATTTAATAATTATTTTATTATCTATTAAATCAATTATCCCTTCATTTTGAAGTTCAATAAATTCATCTTCATAATTAAACCTTCTTAAAAATTGATCTTTTGTTAAGTCGCATTTTCTTTGCCAATAGTAGGAGCAAATATTTATGAAAAGACCTTGCGCTGATAATGTACAAAAAGAAATGTCTTTTGTCAAATATTCAGCCGGTTCAAATTGAAAGTATGGAAGTTCTTTAGCCATTTTTTTATTGTTTAATTCTCCATAAAAAACCACCCGCACTCTTTCTTATACCTCTTGAAGCTAAAGATATAGATGAAGAATAAATGCCGGTCTTTTTTTGAGCAATATTAATAGACCCAAATTCATTAATTATTTCTTTTGATATTGGATCTATTTGAAAAACTTGTATAGAGTTTAAACTATCTTTTCCTGATTTAATCAACCCAACTTCAACAGCTTTATTCATATTTTCTTTTCTTGTAACTATTTCAAGATTTTTAAAATTATTATTTTCTTTATTTCCATCAATATGATTTATCTCATAACCTTTAGGCACTTCACCTATATAATTGATAAAAACAAGCTTATGAACACTTATGGTTTTTGAATAACCATTATCTGACAATTGTACATGACAATATCCTTTTTGGTTTTTACCCTGTTTTAAAATTCTACCTGTTTTTGAATTTACAATATTTCCATATTCATCTATATTGTAATTTGGATACCCTTTTATTTTTTTCATTTTGTTAAATATTATATTAATGACTTTGCAAATATATAAGATAATTATTTATTATCAAACATTATCTAAGAATTTTTTTAAACCTGAAGAACATCTTTTGATTGAATTACTTCTTTGATCTAATGATTTAATCACTTTTTCCAAATCTTCTTTTTCATAAGAAACAAAATAACCTTCTGAATCTGAAATAATTGGAATGATTGAATTAGATCTGTAATGATTTATAATTTTACGAAGCCTTACTTCTGTAAATTTAAAACTTAAATTGTAATGACAATTAACACCTTTTACAATATCAGAAGCTTTTGCTTTATTGTTTTTTGTTTTAGTTAAAAAATGTTTAATTAAATCATTTGCTAACTCCAATTCCTGTTCCTTCAATTCTGAAGTCACTTTTTCAAATCCTTCAATCATTTTCGAAGTTTTTAAAAAATTCATTTTCTGCTAAAGAAACAACATGTTCTTTGTGTAACATTCTGAAGAATCTGTTTCTTCTCCTGAAGGATTTTGAAGCTTCTAAGGATCTTTTATAAATTCTATTCATTACCTTTTATTTAACTCTATTAAACAACTGTTGTAAAAGATAAAACCATCTTCTTTTGATTTAAAGTGATCCCTTAATGATCTAAATCTGTAATTCAAATAATGTTTAATTCTCGATTCATCAATTATTCCCCTTTTTCTAACTTCCAAAATTTGATCACTAACAAATTCTTCAACTTTTATTGAATATTTTCCTTCCATAAATTTATTTTTTTAATGTTCTTAAAATTTGAATATCATTATTTTCAATTCCTTTAACCTTTAAAACGTTTAAGTAATGCCTTACATTAAGATTAAAATCTGAAGAAGCTTTTATTAAAACTTCATTATTCATATTTATTGAAATAACTTCTGTTAATAATTGAATTTTCATTTTGTTTTTTTTGCTGTTTGATTTTTTAAAAAATTTCATGGTTTTTATTATTTTATGTTATTAAATATTACTTTTTCTTCTTCTGATAAATCTTTATATTTTGGTGCAATATAACCTGAATAAATTTCTTCTTCATCAAAATATGATTCTGTTCTTTTTCCAAAAATAGTTTCAATTTTTTTTTCAGGATCTTTAATTTTTTCTTCAATTCTTTTAATCCTTGTTTCTTTCCGGTGCTTTCTAATCTTCATTAAAGCATCCATTGTTTCAATTTCAGCTTTTAATCTCTGATCATAAACTTTCTGAAGATCTTTTTTATATAATTTACATCCTTTTTTTTCCGGATTCTTTGAAATCATATAAACGTAATAAGATTTAAAACTTTTAAACATCATCATTATTGTAATAATCTGAAGGATCAAATTCATCTGAAAAAACAACAAAAGCATTTTTTAATTCATTCTTTGCTGTTTTGGATAATTCAGAAAAATCTTCTTCAGTATCTAAAAATTCAACATCTCTGTTTGTTTTCAAAAATATCTGATTTTCATGTTCATCTTCAATTGTTACTTCATCTAAACTTACATTTATATCAAATGATTCTGATTCATTCAATAATACTTCCTGAAGATCTTCTTTCTTTGCACCATTTAAAATTGCTAAATCATAGTTTAAATATGCAACTCCTTTAAAAATATAAACTGTTTCCATTTTGTCTATTTGTTTCTTTGCTGACACAAATATAAGTATTTTTTTTAATACAAAACAAATATAAAAAGATATTCTTTTGATTTAATTTTTAAAACCTTGATAATCAGTAAAGTTTTAAGCAAAAAAAAGCTTTGCAATAAATACAAAGCTTCTTTTCACTTTTTAGATTGGATTAAAAAGTCAAACAGCGTTTCAAATATACTTATTTTTCAGTAAAAAGATCATATTCTTCTAATCTTCTATTTACTAATCCATTTAATTTTTTCCCATTTGCTGTAATATATCTATTAATCCACCATGATTTGATTTCGGAATCTGAAGCATTTTCATTTATTAATCTGAATAAAGTGTTTGATCCGCCGGTGTTGTAAGTGTGAGAAACTAAAGCATCAAATTGATTTTGATTTAAATCAACTTTTATTTTTTTATTTACAATTGATTCATACTTTGGAAGAAGTTCATTAAAAAGATCTACAACTTCACAAAGTTTTAATTTATCCCCTTCCTTTACCTTAGTTCCATCTTTGTAAAAAGTGTTACCATATCCAATTGTCCAAACTCCTGCTGAACATTTATAAGCTTCTAACCTGCATCCTTCCCACTTCATGATTAAATTCCTTCCTTCTTCTCCTGTTTTCATTTCTTATTTCTTTAAAATTAATATGGTTATCAATGCTAAATTTGTAATAATAGAACCTTTAATGATGTTTGATCTTCTTTTTACCTTATCAATTAGCTTTTTATTGTCTTTTTTTGACTCCTGAAGGCTTTTTTCTAATTTCATAACGGATTGCTTCAGATTATCTTTATCTTCATTCTGAAGCATTAAAACTGAATCTGTATAAATAGATAATTCTTTATAAAAATCCCTTTCTGTTTTAAGTCCTGAAATTAAAATGCTTTGCTTTCTTATTATTTCAGTTGTATCTTTTTTATAAATTGCTTCCTGAAGATCATATTCAGTTGAATCATTAATTAAAGAAACTTCAATAATTTTAACCTTTATTTTTTGCTTCAATTTTGTAATTGAATCAATTTTAATTTCACTTTTTTCAACTAATTCTTTTAAAGAATCAATTTCTTCTATTGAGTAACTTTTTATTTCTTCAAATTTATCTTCATTATTAAAGCATGATCTGAAAATTAAAACAGAAATTAAAACTATAATTAAATAATTAAAATGTTTATTATTCATCTTATTTATGCCTTTTAATCTGATTTACCTGTTTAATCGCATGAAGTGTTTTATCTATAAAAGAAAAACCAAACAACCCCCGAAAATTTTCATCTATACTTTTAATCTCGATCCAACCGATCCCGATTAACGCAAATTTAACAAAAGGAAGTTGATTTTCTAAAACCCCTAAACCATGCGCAACGATAACCAAAAGAAAATAAAAAGTTAGTTTTGGAATTAATGGAAAAGCTTTTTTGGATGTAATGTTTTTAACATCTTTTCGACCTTCCCGCATTATTGCTGTTATTGTATCTGTAACAACTAAAATTGTAATTAACCAAAAAGCGTAAATTATAGGTGCGAAAAAACTAAATAAAGCTAATCCAAAATATTTAACTATTGAAATCAATGTTGTTTTCATCACTTTTACTTTTTTATGTTTGGAAACTCCTGATAAGTACCATCAGTAAAATGAAGATAATAACCTTTTGAATCCTTAAAAATTTCTTTAACTATCTTTCCATTAATGTTTTGACCTTCGTAAAATCTTCTTTTTTTAACCGCCATTATAATTTGCTAATTTATTTCGTTTCTTTTCCTGTAAAATTACTTTAAATTTTGCAAATTTCGATAATTCCAAATAATCAATTTCAGGACTTTCTTTAACTATTAAAGGAACTTCTTTTAAATACTGATCATGATTCATTTCATTAAAATCTGAAATATAAATTTCATTCTCCAATAAAAAATGTACATCAATCAAAAGCTTTGTAAATGCTTCTTTTACAGCATCAGAATTTAATTCAAATGTTTTTATTGATTCCCTCTGAATGTTTTCAATTGATCTATTTTGAAGGATAAGATTATCAATTTCATAATTTGGCTGACTATTACCAAAAAATCCGTTAAATCTAACTGTATCAACTAAATTCATGTTTGTAAGATCAATATTATCTGATTTGAAATATTGATTAAAAACTGATAAAACCCTTACAGATCCCTTCACTCTATCAATAGAAAATTCTTTTAAATCATATACACCCCAAATAAAAGAACCTGTATTGCCATCAATATCAAAATTAACTTCAAAAGTATAACATCCTGATCCATCAGAATTTAAAACATTACTCCAATTAATTGTAGAAACATATCCCAAAGAATCATTTAAACATCTTTTTCTTTCCGGTTGATAAATTGTATTATTACCTTCTGAATCCTTTAAAACAAAAGTAACATTATCTGATATTGTTTGAAGTTTAAACCATGCTGAAGTAAAATCATTCATATAACCTTCAGATCCATTTCCAAAAACTTTAAACGGATCACAACATTCCTTTATATTGAAATCTAATCTATTTATTATTTTCTTTACATCAATTAATTTAAAGCATTTTTTTGTTCTATTATAAAAAAGATCTGCCATTATTTTATTTTTTATAAATTGCTTTTATACTTCCACCTTCTAAAGCGAAAACTTCCAATATTGGATAAGTGGACAATATGTAATTATTTACAATTTCATTAAAAAAATCAACACTTGATTGATTTTCTGAAACTGTATTTATTGAAATAAATAACATATTGTTTTTTTCTTCTAATAAAGAAACAACACCTAATAATTCTAATTCTGTTCTAACTATTTCTAAATTCATATTATTGGTAATTTAATTTCATAATCGGTCTTTCTGCATCTAAAAAACAAGAACCTGTTGGATAGTTGTTATCTTGCCTTTTATATGCAACTGAACCACTTTTATTTTCAATATCAAATCGGGGACCTCCAAAAGCAAAAGAATCATCTCTGTTTTCCCACCAAATAACAATGTTATCATTTCCGTTCCAAGTGAAATTTGATCCAAAGCTGAAATTTATCCATGTATTTATTTCTGAACTTTGATAACTTTTACTGAATGTTGGTTTAACATAGGTTATATTGGTTAAATTTTCTGAACTTGTTATATTAACATCCGGCAACGAACCTGTCCAATTTGATTTATCAATATGTGCCATATAAATTCTTTGGTTAATCATTGAATAAGGTGCAGTATTCATAGCACCTAAATATAACTCCAAAGATGTAAAATCTACACCACCACCAATTGAAGAAAGTTCTGATCCTTCTATTATCCATGCTGAAAAAGAATTATCATAAGCATAAGAAAAAGGTGCAACTCCCAATGTACCACTTGCAGTTGTGCCAATTGTACCTATCTGAATAGTTCCGGGCGGTATAACTCCACCACCAAAAAGCTGTCCTGTTACACCTTGTAATAATAGATTCATCATAATTTTAAACTAATTTTAATTTTTTTACAGCAAAATACCATGTTGAATTTAAATAAGTTGCTGTTATCATTGCTCTTTCTGTACTTGCTAATTCTGTTGAAAAATCAAATGGTGCAATATCATTAAGCCAATAACCTGTTGGAAGTGTTAAATTGATCAATGAAGCGCTTTGAATAAAAACCATTGAATAAGTTTGTCCTTCCTGTGGATTATTAAAAGTTACAGTAACATTAAGAGTATCTGCTGTATATTCTGAAATCAAATAATTTTCGCAAAGGAAATCAAATGTTGAACCTGTAAATGTTGCACCTGTAACTGTTCTAACTTGAACATCTCTTTCGTTTATATTAGACCAATTAGCTTTACCCTCTGCCGTAATTGATTTTATAAATTTTCCAACTCCTTCAGTTCCATCTCTAAATTGAGCCAAATAAGTGCCACCACCTCCAATGTTAGGCATAACACGACTATAAATCCCAATTGCATCTACAGAACTATTTGTATTGCCTGTTGGATTACCAACCTGATTAAAAATACCAAATGTTTGTTCATCATTAGTAATGTTATTACCTACATAATTTGAAATTCCTTTTAAATGATTGCCACCTAACTCGTAATTACCATTAACACCATTTCTTATTCCTATATTAGAATAACCTCCAATCAAGTTTGTTGTAACTAACTCAATACCTCTAATCCTTAAAGTAGTAGCAGGATTCCCTATAAACCTATTGTCTAACTTTAAACCAATTAAAAAACTATTATTTGTTGGATTGTTAACTTCATTTTTAATAAGAAACAAACCTTTGTAGTTATCAGTAGATGAACCGATTAGTTCCAATGTTGTTCCGTTATCAGTAAGTAACGAATTAACTAAATTTTGACCATCAGTATTAAATTTTGATAGGTAATTATTAGTTCCTGAACTTGTAACACCTCCACCACCATTTGCCCAACTTAAATTTCCTTCTCCATCAGTTTTTAATATTTGGTTAACTGCTCCATCATTAGCCGGGAAGTTATAATTTCTAAATGAAACAGATCCATCCTGATCAATTCTCAATGATAAAACTTTTGTTGCTGAATTGTTAGGAGTATTAAAAAATTCTAATGAAGTTCCGCCATTTGAATCAGTATGGTTTTGAGTTGCTTTTGCTCTAATATCTGCTCCAAAATCACTTATTAAACCCGCTTTAAAATAAATTAAACCTAATAAATCCCCATTTAAAAGGTGTGAAGGTGTTAAATATGTACCGCGCCATCTTTTTGTTTCTATTTTTGGAAAAGAAGTATCTGAAGCTGTTGAAAGTCCTATAAAAGTACCGCCATTCCCTAAAACATTCAATCCGTTTTTTTGTAATACTGCTTTATTTTCAGAATCTTCTTCAATCCAAATTCTCCCGGATCTAACAATATCTGATGTTTTATTATCCCCCGCATCAATAACAGAATTAAATAAATAAAAAGCTGTTCCTTTTTCTCTTTGTGGTGCAAAATATATTGATCCTGATACATTTGAAACAACACAAATACCAACAAAAACTTTATCTGATCCTTCAGTTTCTTCAATTATTCCTGTTGATACATTCCAATATAATTTGCTTCCTAATGTAAATAATGAAGTATCAATTTCATCTATTAAACCATAATAAATAAAACTTCCTGAAGCGCCATTTAAAACATTTTCTTTTGCAACAAAAATTTTTGAATCTGTATTATAAGATGAATCAACTTTTACAACTGAAGCAATTCCTGAAGATTCCCCATCCAAATAAACCAAAGATCCCTTTTCTATTAAAACACCTGAATTATTTTGAAAAGTTACTACATCTGATATTGACAAAGAAATAATATCATACAATTCTTGAAGAGTTAAAGATCGAGTTTTAAAATCTGATCCAATTTTTTCAGATATATCCAACAAAGATAAAGGATCCGGATTCCCATCTGAAGGAATATATTCTGTAATTTTTTCGTTTAATGACATTTTATTTTTTTTATAAAATTAAAAATTAATCTGTTATTTTTTGATTTAAATCCTCTGTTATTTTAAAAGAATCTTCTTCAGTTATTTTGTTTTTTTCAATTCCATTGTAAATTTCCCCATTATCTGAAATTCTTGATGTTATGCAATATTCAGATCCGTTTAATTTATTAGTATCTAATAAACAAGTAAACTTAACAGGATAATCAAAATTGGGTGCAATTGTAAAATATTCTGTTTCTAATCTATTATTATTAATACCATATAAAGGATTCAATGAATTAACATCTGTATCAATTTCTGTTGACATTAAATAAGAAGGATTGCTTTCTTTCTCATATATTCTTACATCCCCAAATAAAAATTCTTTTCTGTTGTAATTCCAATCTTTCGGTAAAACATGAACAGCTTCAATTAATATCTGTTTTCCATTCTCTATTGAATTTAAAGGAGTTAATGAAGGATAATCATATAAATTAATAGTTGAATTTATATCTGAAGATCCATCATAATATTGCACTTCATTTTTTTCATCAAATGTATATTTATTAAAATCTTCAACTGAATTTCTCCTGATTTTTGTTCTTATATTTAATTGTGTAGAATATAAAAAAGAATCGCTGTAATTTTTCCAATCTTTAAATCCAATATTTTTGGAATTATAAAAAGATGTTGCATTTAGTTGTTTAATCCAATATTCCCACCTAATAATAAAAGGATAATAAAGTCTAACTTCTAAAATACCTGTAATTGGATTATATGGTGTTTTAACTTGAAGATATGCTTCTTTTTTTGCGCTTGAATTTGGTAAATTGTTTGAAATTGGCGCTGTCATTCTTACAAAATACTGAAGATCCTGATTTGAAATATCAAATGAAAACCTTTCTAAAATCAATTCATTTGTTTCAGTTATAAATTCATCAGAATAAATTTCAACAATTATAGCTTCATTAATATCATTTATATTTAAATCGAAATCAATAAAATAAGCAATATCATCTTCAATATTAACATCTTTATCAATTTTAGTATCTAATAAAGGGAAAAAAGAATTATCTGAATAATTATTATTATTATCATGATTAATTAAAGCAAGTTTATTTGCATTAAATTCACTTCCAACAGCACTTTTAAATAATAGTTGATTATTGTAAATTAAATTATTTGTATTACCTATTTTAACCCATGCTGTAAATAATCTTTCAAATGCTCCTCTGCTTTCTATAAAATTTTGAAAACCTAAATTAAAAAATAAAGTAAAATCAATTACAAAAGTTCTAATTCCTGAAGAATCTGAAAAAGAAAAATTATTTAATATAAAATATACATCAGAATTAAAATCATTAAATGCTGATCCAATATCTGAAGTACCAATTAATCCTGTTTTTAACAAATACAATAATTCTGATTGACTTTCAAAAACATTTTGATTATAATCTTCTTCAATTATATTATAAATTGATCCAAATTCAACTTCTGTAACTGATGTATCATTAACTGAAAAAGTTAAACTATAAATATTAGGATGATTATAATAAACTTCAGAAATAACTTCTTTTGATGTTGTTATTGTGGCTTCATCATTAAAAGCTTCATCAAAATAACCTGTATTTGATGGATCTGTTAACTGTAAAGAAGTATAAAAAGAATCCCCTGATTTTACTTTTAACTTTAATAATTCAATGAAATTTATATTAAATTGACCTACATAAAAAGAAGGAAATAAAACACCTAAATCAGTAACTGTATAAATAATAGTATAGCTATAAATAACCTCTGAAGGATCTAATCCAACCTGATTTGGAAACCTCCAAATTTTAGGATTTTGAACAGCAAAAGATCCTGATTTTTTTCCAACTTGAATCAAATCAGTTCCTGATCCCGCTCCGGATGTTACCGATAAAGAATCTAAACCTTTTAACGTTAATTTAACTGATTCCTGATCAATTGCTGAATCAAATGAAATATTTAAAAGGTTTTCAATCCAATTAATATTTAATTCCAATTCTTGAAAAGCTTTATTTGTAAAGAAGTACCAAATAGAACCGCTACCAACAGAGCCACCATTTATTGAAGGCAAACCATTTACAGTAATTACTTTATCAGATATTGATAAAATTGTCAAATTATAATTAAATGTTGTAATGTTTGAAGAATCTTTTTCAATAAAAGTTACTACATCCCCAATTCTAAAACCATCATCAATCCAACTTCCTTCAGTTCTGATCACTTCCTTTGTGAAAACATAAAAATTCATTATGTTAGTTGTGGAAGATTTTGTTGAAACTGAAGTTGTAAAATCAATTCGTACTTTTATATCATCCCCTGAATTTGCTTTATATAAAGAATAATCATTTCCATATACATCTGTGAAAGTTCTATTTGATAATTGAATTGACATTTTCCATCAGTTTTTGTAATTTATTAAAATCTTTATCTTTTAAAGCTTTTTGTACTTCTTCATTTTTATTTTTAATATCATTTAATTTTGACCTTTCAATATCTGAAAGGTTTTCATTTGACATTAAATTTTGAATTGTATTCTTTTGATTTTCATTGGATCTTTCCAACTTTTGAAGAATATCATTAAATAATCCTGTTTCCATAAAACAAATTTAATAAACTTTAACCAATTTAATATTTTTATCTAATATTTCAGTTTGTTTTTTATAGCTTATTACAGCAAATTTTCTTTCCGGGAAGTATTGAATATTTGTAATTTCAACAACTGATCCATCTATTGAAACATAATTTTTATTTAAAATATTAATAAATTCCTGATCATTCATTTTTACCTTTTCATTCTCTATTATTAAAAAAGGTTTTTCTGAAATATTATTTATATAGTGGAATTTTTCCCATAATTTGGAAGCTGAAAGAAAATCATTATAATTTAAAGATTGTTTTTTATTCCCATCATACATAATTAATTTAGTAACTGAATAAAATTGATCAGATAAAATAATTAATCCTAATTTATTCTTTTTATTAGCATAGTTAGTTCCCGCTAATTTATCAATCAATTTATACAATTCAGAAAATCTTTTTTCCAACCAATCATATTCAGTTTTAATTGAAGCTAAAGAAAAAGGAATTTGAATTTCAGTTAAACCTTTAATTGAATTTAAATCATTATTAATTATATTTTCCCTCTCTAAACTATATTCTGTATTTGAATTTTCAAAATTATCAATAGTATAAAGATCTGAATAATCTGTTTGATATGATATTAAATATCTTTTAAAAAGTCTTGAAAAATCATATTTATATGAATTTTGCGCTTCATCCTGTAAAGTTAATGAAGATTGAATTTGAATTGAAGATTGATCAATCCAATAATCCCATCTTTCCAAAGTAACTTTTCCATTTATTATTTTTGTTTCTGCATTAAATTTTGATTCCATTGCTGAAATAAGGCTTCCTAATGTTGGTGTTGTATCATTAGCTGTTGGATAACCTTTTGTAAATGAATCGTTTAAATCATTTAAAAATATTTCAAAAAACTTTTCCTTTGTTTTATTTATTGGAATAGGTAAGATCATTAAATCTTTGTATTCATTCTCTAATATTGAAGATTCAAAAGTATATCCCAAATAATCACATCCTTTTTGTATTAAATCTAAAACTTTAGATCCTTTTAAATATCTTGTTTTAGGAAAATTTATTTCAATTAAAGCCTGAATTAGTTTGTAAGCCTGAAAAACTAAAACAGCTAAAAATATAGTAGTTAAAATCAATTTTAAACCCGCTTCAATTATTTTTCCAATAGCTGAAAATCCATAACCGGCTATTGATACAAATTCTTTTGTTACTTCAGATAATTCTTTGACTTGTTGAGCAATACCAACAGATAAAGAATAAATTGCCAATGATAAAGTAATTGATCTACCCAATTGATCCTTAACCTGTAATTGAAAACCAACATCATAAATTGTAAAAGGTTTTTTTGTATGGATCAATTCAAATGATAATCCTTCAGCATTATCAAAAAAATTATCATGTGAAAATCTTTGTTTTAACGTACATTCAATTTCAGTATCTTTATAAATAACATCTGAAGTTAAATCAATATACATATCAATATTAGATCCTGATTGCAATTCAACATGATATGGAAGTCCTTCAAATACTCCAACTGTATCTTTATGATGTAAAACTTCTTTCATTCCTTCATTTGGAAGGATTATTTTATCAGTTGTTAGTTTATTTTGATCAATTTTTGCTGAAAAATCAACCTGAACACCTATATCAAATACGTTTTTAGGTGTTATTTCTTTATTATTTATAAAATGTTTCATAATAAAATATTATATTTGTTCAACTTCTTGTTATACTTTATTTTTAAGCTTGATTAAAGGGATTCTATTAAATGAATCCCTTTTTTTATTTTTAATTAAACCTTCTGATATTTCTTACTTTCATATTCCCTTTCTTTGTTGTTTCAATTATGTGCATTACACCACCAACAACTTCAGAAACTTCAACTTTATTTTCAGGTTTGTTTTTGATCGTATTATTTAAAGCATCT